CACTACGAATAGCTATAATGCATACGGGTGTAAACCTGTTAATGGCGGTTATGCTACTTCCTTTTGTCAATCAACTCGCAAGGTATATAGGACGTTTTGGATGAACAGACTCAGGCAATTTAAAGCTTGGTATATACTATTAAGAAAAAACCACCACCCAGAGAAGAAAGGGCCAGCCTATAACGTTGGTAACTGTCTTCTTTGGGCGTGGTCTAATAGTAAGACACACCCCCTCTAACTCTACAATGGTGGACTAGATGAATATAAATGACAGAATTTTTGACCGCATCGTAGACCATATGGGCGATGTTAGGTTATACGAAGAAGGTGTTCAGCTTCAGAATCGTAGGATTGTAAAGAGACACAGAAATAAACTAAAAGACTTATTGAGAGGCAACATACGTGCTAACCTCGGAAAAGAAGCTAAACGTTTCGGCAAAGAGTTGACAGCACACAAAGAGACAAGCTTGAAAGAGTTCTCAACCTCCCAACTGGACTTTTCATCAGAAAACTTATATAAGGAAGTTAAAGACTTCTACAAGGTAAAGAAGCCTAGAACGAAAGAACTACTCGGCGAAATCGCTGGGCCAAACATTAAAGGTGCAAGAAGCATCTCTAAGAACGTTTCTAACATCTCTGCAGGAGAGTTGGTTCGTATTAGTTCTAAAGTTAAAGGCGGGTTAGCCGCTGGTACAAGCAAGAATGAAATCATTAAGAACGTAATGAAGACAACTAAGCTTACCGAAGTGCAGGTTAAGACCCTTACCCGTACTGCTATTACTTCTACACAGACAACTGCGGTTGCTAAAGTAATGGAAGCAAATAAAGACATTCTACAAGGCTTTATGTTTACAGCCATACTAGACTCTAGAACAAGCCCGATTTGTTCACACCACAATGGAAAGATGTATGCCATTGGTGATAAGAGCTACGAGCCACCACTGCACTGGAACTGTCGTTCTAGCTTGGTGCCTGTACTCAAGAGTAAAGATGAAATGTTAGGCATAGACAGTAGCCGGATTAATAAGACCAATCTTAAAAAGAAAGACCCTCAAAAGTTTAACGGTCTCCCTGCTACTCTGAAGAACTTCGGCACTTGGCTTGCTACACAGCCGATGGCTATACAAAGGAAAATGCTTGGCTCAGAAGAAGCCGTGTCTCTATTTCAGCAAGGTAAAATGAAAGCATCAGAGTTTATTACCCCTAAAGGTAAGGCTCTAACTATTCAAGCCCTGCGCTCAAGAGCGGCTCAAGCCACAGCGGTCTTCAGACCTAGACAACAAATACTGGATGAGGGTATAAGAGTAGACGCTAAGACAAGCAACTCACTCCTTAACAACCCTAAACACAAAGCAGCTTTAAGAGAAATGTTCCTCAATGATGCTGGTGACTTTAACAAGACTCTGTCACTGACTGATTACAAAGGCACAAGCCTTCAAGGTAAACAAGCGTCACGTAGGCGTGTTGGTAATCAACTTGATGAGCGTAACTTCTCAGTAGACTCCCTTACAGGCGAAGTAAAGAACAACAACCTTTATGACCCAGACTTTAACTTATACCAAGAACGTATCGACTTTATGCGTAATGCTAAAGACCTGTCCAGAGAGCAGAAAGACTTTATTGAGTCTATTGCTGCCTCCCTTGATGACAAGGTTTCTCTTAATCAGCAGACAGTAGTAATTGATAACCTTCGTGTTGTGTTCCAGCGTCAAGCTAGAGACAAACAGCCTTGGGGTGACTTTGCTTCTGTTGTTAGAGCGGAGAATCGTTTCTCAGTACAAAACGTGTCAAGAGCACTCGATGTACGTTCTCGTAAGAGGTCAGAAATGTTTACTAGCTACTTGGCTAAAGATAAGCCTCAAGTTCAAATCATGGGTAAGTACTACACCCTAGATGACCTGTCTAGTAACCTTCTAAAAGACCAACGCTATATCGATGGCTGGCGAGCTACAGAAGGAACTAAGCTAGCTAAGAAACTTTACTTCAAAGGAAGACTACCACTAAAGGCTTACTTCCAGAAGCTATACACTAAGTATCCTTCTAAGAAAGACTTTAAGAAGAAGCTTCTAGATAACATTATACCTTTAAGAAAGCAATATGGCGACTTCAAGAAGAAGTTCGATAGAGAACCTTCAGATTCGTGGTGGGTAAGAACTGCTGCTGGTGTTCGGGAAAGCTACCGTAGTGTAGTAGACTTGGAACTCAAGAGCCGTAAACCAAAACCTACCTCCGCACTCATGGATGACAGAGCACTGAACAGCATTACTAAGTCTGTTAAGCTTATTACTTCTGGTCAATCAACTGACTATGACTCTTTGGCTATTGCTATTGGTAAAGGATTTGAGAGAGACTTCGGTAAGCTACTCCCTATGGCTACTACTCTCAAAAGCCATCACAGGCAAGGTTCTAAGATACTTGATGACTTCGTTAGTCAAGGTCTTATTAAGGTACAGTTCAGGGGAAAGACTCGCAGAGGTGTTATTGACCTCGATACAGGCAGAGCGTCTGGCGGGTTTGCTGACACTATCTCAAGAGAAGTTAGTGTTGTTGATAAGACATTACTTAAGCTTCAAGAGGCAGAACGTAGAACAGTAATTGCTAGAAGGCTTGGTGTTACGAACGATAGAGACCGTTTGTATGTTAAAGCAGGTAAAAAGACTTTTGTAGACGCAAGAGGCAACGACACAGGTATTCCAATCATTAGTGCGGACAAGTTCCCAGACTATGATGCCAAACAAATAGACGGTGAAATGGCAAGCATGATGAATCATGTTAGCAATACGGAGTACCAAGTTGATGGTGAGTTCTTTGATTTTATGGACGATGTGGTGCGGTTTCGTGACCCTAGAGGTAATAGTAAGTACTATGACTCTATCAATGAGCTGCGTCATGAAATTCTAAATCGTGGTGAACAAGGTTATGGTCTTATGACTACAGCTAAGTGGCACAGACAGCGTGGAGAGAAGTTTAAGACTCAGGTCTTTATTGACTCGCGTGGTCGTGTTTATCATCGTGGATACCTCACTCCTACGGGCGGTGAACTTGTTAGACCCTTCCTTGACTCTGGACAGTCTATGAAGATGACTAGCCTAGCCATGCAAGAGTTACGCATCCAAGTTGGTGCTATGATTGGCCCAGGAACTGAGGCACTTACTCAGGCTGGACGCTACGCTATCTTTGAAAGAAACAAGAAAGCTATACTAGAACTCGGTAACATACTACAGCAGACCACACAACGAGACAGGCGCATGAGGGACTTCCTCGAACATCCGCTTATCAAAGGCCACGAAGGACCACACGTCCCTAAGATGGCTAGGTTTGCTTTAGAGTATGCACGTATACACAAGACTACTGGTGGCAAGTTTGACGCTGCTAGTCTCTCTAAGTACAACACAAGACTAATGATTGAGAACGATGCTTCATCTAGTGGAGCACAAATCATTGGACTCTCTACAGGAGACAGACAGATATCGATGGTTAGTAATGTTCTGGCGACACCTCAAAAGAACCGCTTGTATGACATCATTGCTATGGATACTGTTAATGACCCTGACTTTCATAAAATCCCTGCACTAAGAAACGCTGGACTAACTTGGGAAGACCTTGCTAAAGGTGCCAAGTCCCAGAACATGGTTTCGTTCTATGGTGCGGGTGATGCAACTAAAACCGCTAACGTCTCAGGTGCTATGGCTAAAGTCCTTGACAAGAAGGGCTATGCCTCAATAACCAAAGAGACTCTCGGAGAACAACTTCGTATTATCGATGGAAAGATTAAACAAGCAGATAGGATTGGAGCTAAGTCTACTGTAGACGAACTCCGTGCTTTCAGGTCTGAACTAAGTGAAATGGTAAACAAGAGCACTCCTGTGGGGCGCGAACTGTTAAAACAAGCACAGGACATTCACCCTGATACTGCTGTATTCGTAGAGAAAGTAATGAATGCACCTAAAGGTCTAGTAGGCCCAAAGGACTTCGCTGAAATCTCTCGAATCATGTCTAAGAACCTTGCCAGACGAGCGCCTGTAACAGACAACTTTATTACTTTCTGGAAGAAGGTAGCTAAAGACTTTGTTGTAGACACAGGTAAGGTTGATATCCCGTGGGTTACTTTCGATGGAAAGATTATGACTCAACGGTATCGTCCAAAGATACAAGAACGAATCGAGTTTACAGACCCCGTAACGGGTCGTAAAATTGCAAACATCTATGAAGCCAGTGCTGAAGATGGTAAGCTTATCGGAAAAGCTTCTATCCAAGATGCATCTATTGGTTTGGGTGTTAATGGCAACCACAGTAATGACGCAGTTATTGTGAGGCGTTTTCATCTATGGGGTAAGAAAAATAAAATTGGAACAGGTACCATCCATGACGCTTTCTTTACCAACATAGGCCACGCCGAAGCCGCTAAACAAGCCCTGAGAACCATCTATGCAGATGCTCTTGATGGCGATACTATAAGAAGAACCCTGAAAGAAATGAGACGTCAGGGTTTAAGCAATTCTAAGTATCAGGAGTTTTTAGCACTAGCTAAAGAACAAGGTCTAATTGACCCTCCAAATAAGATAACAAGAAAAGACATACTTGCTGATATTCCTGAAGGGGAAGATTGGTACGGTATTGGTCCGTGATATTTTGTAAATACCTGACCATAATGATATTTAAGATTGAGGATGTTCCTCTTAAACAATTATAATTTGAGTCTGTGACTCGAAAGGAAAAGCTATGAACGATGATAACAAAGTAGAAGCAACCGATGATGTTGTTGAAGATGCACCTGTAGAGACTTCTGTTGTAGAAGAAACCCCTCCACAGGGTGACGATATTGAACGTATCGTAGAAGAACGTTTAGCTAAGATGAAAGCAAACATGAACAGCATGGCAGAACAACGCGATGCGGCTCTTAAAGCACAAGCAACAATGGAAGAAGCTAAGAAGCAAGAAACCATGAAACGACTTGAGGAAGAGGGTAAACTACAAGAGCTAGCAGAAATGAAGGTTGCAGAACTAACAGCAAAGCTAGCGGTGTTTGAAGAAGCTAAT